ACAGATACCAAAGCGTTGGATTAAAAGTTATAATGATGTACTCGGAACGCCTGATTGGAATTGGGTAGAGAACATTGTATATGATGATGTTCTGTATGAGCATGGAGAGGGAAGCCAAGCAGCAATGAAAGCTCGGAACAATATGATGTCTTCTGTTTGTGGGCATACACACACATCAGCTTACGTGCAGTGGTATGTAGGTAAAAGATTCAGAGTCTTTGGTATGCAGGTAGGTTGTGGTATAGACGCAAAGAGTTATGCAGCTGCCTATGCAAAGAACTTCAAACGCCAAGCAATAGGCTGTGGTGTTGTGATTGGTGGACACACCGCATTTAATTGTTTAATGAATTTATAATATGAAAAATCCTCAGCAAAGTTTTATCCTCGTGATTACTCTCAACATACTAATCTTTTATATGTTGTTCTGGGTTATCTTTTAATTTTACGCCTACGTCTTCTTTGACTTATCTTGGTTCTGGATTTAGATTTGGAATGCAATCG